TGTACAATTTTAATGTAGGATTTAATTTTAAGCCATCCGGGGTGAACAAGTATTCAACAGTGTCGCCTTCATTTTGTATTTCAACAGTGTATGTACTAATAATTTTCTGTTGTTCACCATAAATTGTAATGGATTCTGGTCCATAAGATAACCAATAATAATTCTGAAAGTTAACAAACTTATCCCAATCAATATGCGGATCCCAAGAATAAAATTCTTGTTTGTTAAGGCGTTCGTGATTTTTAGTATTGCCGCCAAAAACGTTTAATTGATTTATATAATCAATATAATCTTTAAAAAACGTTACATTACCCAGTGCATCAGTGACTGACAATCCCGGTTCTAATTGATAATTTTGTCTGTTACTATCAGCAGATTTAACATAAATGTCAGTATTAATTGCGGCTTTGGCATTTTGACGCCCAATATAACCGCTATTTTTTGTCACTGACCCCGGTTGGAACAGTTGATCAATAGTTGATTGTAAAAACTTTTTATTAGCATTTGTTTGATAAAATGCTGGTAAAAGATTTACACTTAAACTGGTATTGCTGGCAGATTTATTATTACTAGACATTAGATACTTGTTCCATAATTTGCACTAATTATTTGTTGTGAATTAGTAACGGTTGTCAATGCTTCCCCAGTTACTGTTTTAAGATTTGTTGAAGTTAATCCTGAAACTATTACAATATTGTTTGCTGTTGCACAACTTAAAAATATACTATCGCTTGAACACTGTATTTCAAATAATCCACCAAAATATTGTCCTGGTTGAATTGGTACAATTACAAAACTTGTAATGTCTGGAGCCAACTGGGTCATCACATACGTTGATAATTCACTAAAATAAAATGTATCACCAAAATCCCAGTTATCTAATGCGAAAAATTGATTTATTGCTATCAATATTCGTGAAGTAACATCTGCACTTGAAATTGCAGTTTTAGGATTTATCATAACATTGAAATTTGCCTGTAAACTTGGATCAGCTTGTGCTCCAAACAATAATGTATAATTTACTGGATGATAAACAATCTCATCTGACATAGCCTTGATTAAATTTAACTTAGGTGCTAACAGTGTGTTCAATGAATCCTGACTAGGCGGCATTGGTTTGCGTGTTGTTGCACCCGTTGATATCCACTGTCTAAACAAAATATCATAGCTGTTGGTAAGAACATAGATGTCAATTATATTACTAGCACCAGGATCAATCCTAGAATCATAATCAGCACTGTGTGTATATTGAAATTTTAAGTTGTCTCGTCCAATGTAGACTTTATAATCTAATGTTGGAGACAATAATCCAGTGGTTGCATTATATTGTTTTACAACGTCAATATTAACAAAATAAAAATATTGCCCGTCATTATAATTAGACAATGCACCCGTTGATGCTTGAGTTGGTAGTATGATTACAGTATTCGAGGAATTATCAATATATTTGTAATCTTCTTGACCCTCAGATATTTTGTACTTCTGTTCTACAATATATTTTGTTAACGGATTTGTTGAAGGATTGACTATATCTAAAAATATTTGTGGATTGTCAGCAATAATATCCCTGCCAGAAGTATCAGCAAATGCTACAACAAGTTTTTTTGGATCAATATATCCATCTTGCCCCATAAATTGAGCTGTCACCTGCCACACTAAATCTTTTGTAAACGGAATTGTTAAATCAGGTTGTGTGTTTATGCTTAAAAGTTTAATAGTATCCGAAACTACATGGCTAGATGTACTGTCATATATTGGAGATGTTCCATCAAAATAAAAGTTAATTTCTTTGTCGCTCTCAAATACATAACGTAAATTTCTAGTAGTAATAGTATAATACTCATTATTTGTAGTAAACAATAACATCCAACTTGCATCTAATTGTGAATTACTCAAGTCTCCTTGATTGCCTAGACTAAATGCTGATGTAGTGTTTATATTTGTTTCAAAAATAATTTGCCAAGTTTGTGTTGAAGCATCATACCGTAATGCAAACGGTACATTAGAAAAAATTAAATCTATCATTGATGCAATTACTGTGGAATTTATTGTGGTTGTAAATTCAGGAATAATTTGTGTAATTATAGAACCATTGGGTATTGCTTTATCCATAACTATTGGGCCAACTCCCGCTGTTGTAATAGTTCCGTTACCATTAACTGATACAACATGTGCCCACAAATAACTTACTGAATTAGGAACGGTGGCTGTTCCAGCAGTTAATGTATTATTTTTAGCAGTGTTAAAGTAGTAACCTGATGGTGCTTGGAATCTTACTAATGCGCCAGTGGTAATGTACTGCAAATTAGTTGTAGTATAAGGTCCAACTTTAAATGGAGTATTATCGCTCACGTTTCCAACATATCCACTTGAAGTATTACTGTCTGCTGTTACGCCGTACCATAATGTATTTGCACTTAACGATAGATAATTAACAAAATTTGCATAGTAAAAATTTCTTAAATCAGTGCTATTAAGAATATCATATACTGTATTATAAATTGTTGCTTGTATATCAGTCTGTGTTAGGTAAGAAAAAGTAGTTACTGATGCATATGCATCTTGGTATATTATACCGTCGTCTGCAAACAATGTTGTTGAACTATATTTTCCACTGGGATCAGTTAAATCAAAATACCTGCTGATACCACTACTGGATCTGTTGACTGATTTAACCTTGGCAACTTGTGTGGTTGCACTTAATGGGTTGATATTATAATCCTCACCAGTAATCATACGGTCTTGAGTGTAATATGTCTGTGGCGCATTTTTTTGCACACTTGCATTGCTTTCAGACTGTGTAGCATTTACTACAGAAGTTACTAGATTTAAGGAAACACTTAACGTGTGTGATTGACCTGATACAGCAGAAACATAAGGAATTGAAATAACAACATTAACAATATCAGATGGATTTATTGTGTACGACAAATTGTTACTAATTCGATAATAGATTTTAAAACTTCCTAACGGCAATTTTCCAAATGTTCCATCACCAAAGGATAATGATATTGCATCTCCAGCACGAGTAACAACCTGGTATATGGTGTTAATATTTTGGCTTAAACTATTATAGATGGCGTTATTGCCAGCTAAACCAGAAACTGGTGTCCACAACACTGTTTCAAGACCGTTTTCATTTAATCCATATAACCACACATCTGTATTATTAATATTTTGTGTTGTTATATCTACGTTTTCATTACTACTTGGATTTGTGACAGTAAATGTGCCACTGTTTAATGTACCCTGTGTAAATCTAAAAAAGAAACCAGTACCTGGACTGCCTGCTCCGTATCCATCATCAGTGTATATAAATGCCGGACTATTTCCAACTTTTGGCGCCTCTTCATATAAAAATGTTTTACCATTAAATGATGTACTTGTTATTTCAAAATCCATTTGACGACCAGCAACCGTTTGTGTAAATCCATAAACTGGAATGTTTGTGACTGCCCCATTGATTCGATATTGTGATGTTAATGTGTTATAAATGGTTGCTTGATCAGCTGGATTGCCAAATTGCTGTGTTGATGGCAAGGCCGCATTTAATACTGTTATAAACTGATCATACCAGTTATTGTTACTTGGATCGTTCCAAGTAACATATTGCCCTGCAAGATTTCTACCATTGCTGTCAAGTAAACTTTCAGTTGTTTTTATAACATTAAATTTTAATAAGCCGGATGCAGATACGTTTCTGCTAGCATTGTAACCAATCATACGTGCTAGGCGTAAGACGCTGTCACGTCGGCTGGCTAACTCTAGAAAGTTTTCACGGGCATTTAAGTCGACGCGGAAAGCTATGCTTTGGCCCACATACGCAATAAGGTCAATTAGGGCAAGGTATTCGCTAGACTCAATGTAGTCGTTAAAATCTTCTGGGAAATTAGTACGGATATAATCAACCATTGTTCTACGCAGATTATCAAAATCGTAGCTCTGAAAGTCTGCGTTTTTAAACGATTGGTAGATTTTCTGCCAATCTTCTGCCAGTAATAAGTTATTTTGTCTAGCGGTTGAACTCATGGTTTATCCTAATATCTGTATTTATTGTATTAAATTATGTGCGTAGTTATTACTGCCCATTGGCATTCTGTATATTGGTAGTTACTGAACTTGTTGCTGGATTTACTGAAATTCCGTTATTTTGATCAAATTGTACACGCAGGATTTCTGATACATTATAGGTAACATACGTTAAATTAAATGTAATTTGTATACCCGTGTCATAACTTGAAACGGTGACGTCCCCTGCTTGAACTCTGGGGTCGTAATTGATAATCTTTGTTACATTTCGTAATATAATATCTTGTATTTGCCCAGTTAATGGTTCAAAAAGCAAGTCCCAGATGGCGCATCCAAACTCTGGGTTCATTAATCGCTCGCCCTGTCTAACATTGAAGTTGTTAATTAAATCTTGTTTAATTAATTCAAAATCATAGAGTGCAAAATTATTAGTTTTGGTGTTGACTGTACTAAACCCACGATACATTTGTGGTCTAACTTGTGACGTACTTGGACGTTGAATTGATTTACTAGTGTATAAACTTGTAGCCATAATGGTCTTTACTCCTGTTCATTTTGTGGTGTTGTAATTGTAGAAACTTTTTCAAAAGTATCAGTAACCGTGGTGTATGCCTGCCACATTTCAGGAACTGTGCTTGCGCTACCAGCTTCCCTGTCAGTTTTTTCAGGAGTAAATTGTGCTGGGTCTAGATTTTCGTGACCAGGATATGGCTCTGTAGTTGGAACTCTCAACATAATAGAAGTGATAGTACCCCCTGTTGTTTCAGTTGGATTTTTAAACGTAGTTAACGCTGTTGTTTTGGTGGCTGTAGCCGCGGCTGGACCGTTCATGTGGACTTGTGCCGCAGTCTCCACGTGGTTACCACCACTCTTAATATTTGTAGCACCACTTGCAGTGAAGTTATTTGCACCAGTAGTATTAATATTTAGGTCGCCGGCGACTGTGGTAATAACACCACCTTTACCAATTAAAATATTGTAATTCCCGCCGGCTTCTGATTGAAATCTATTAAGTGCTTTTAAATTAATATTTCTGCCTGCTTCCATGTTAATGTCGCGATCAGCATACAAATTTAAATCGTTGCCAGTGTGTATACTAATACTATCTTCGGCATAAATGTCAATTTTACCATTACTGGATAACTCAACCCATGCAGTGCCTCTGCTGTTGGTTATATAAATTAAATCTTCACTATTATGTAAGAGTATTTGGTGTCCAGTACGTGTACGAATTCTAAATAACTCATTATGTGGAATAGTTGCATCGCCATCTGTTTCACCTTGTTCCACAGAAGCATATTTTGGAGGGCCTTCGTTAGCAGGAGTTTTACGTAAAAATTGATCATCACCGTCATCCATGACAAATGTTGATCCACCCAAACGACTAACTGGTATTGTTCGACCCTTTTGTGTGGAGCCAACTTCCCCCCCTGGTCCTGCTACATCAATTGGCCCGGGTGTTGATATTCCGTACACTGCACTTGGTACTTCTCTCCTTGCACTACTAGTAGTAATACCGCGTGTGTCATCAAAAAGCAATCCTTGACTTTTTAAAAAATCTCGTGACGGATGTGTTGGTTTATTTAATTGTGTTGGGTCTGTGGGAGTATTATTTTCTGGAAAAGCCTTATTATACTCTGCAGTTGGTAATCGAGCAGTATCATTAGTAATTGGATTAGTTGCATCGGTTGTATCGTAATGATATTTTGTTGCCGCCAGACCTGGTACCATAAAATTCATGTTTTCGTCAGCAACACATCCAAGCCAATACCCTTGACCTAGTTCACAATTAACAAACATACACAATACTAAATTGCCTGGGTCTGGAGGAACCATCCACATACCATAACTTTTTTGTGTGCCATCATAATCTTGTGTGATATCAGAACCAGATTTATTTGGATTGAGATATTTTGCTGAT